CTCGAAGTAGATGGCATGCGTCGTGAACGCCACCGTGATCGAGCACGGCGATATGGTCGACCAGCTGCTCGACGCCGGCAAGCATCCGGCGTGGCAGGGCGAGCGGATCCCGATGGTGCGGAAGTGGGCCGAGCGGCATGAGGACATGTGGCTTGAACAGTACGCGACGCTCCGGCGGACGTTCGCGAAGGACATCGTCGGCGACCAGGCCCGCGCCCACCGAGAGGCCAACGACTTCTACCTTGCAAACCGTGCCGCGATGGATGCCGGCTGCCTCGTCTCTTGGGAGTCGTGTTTCGACCCTGAGCGGGAGAACTCCGCGATCCAGCACGCGTACAACGCCTACCTCGACGACGGCCCGGCAGTCTTCGCGAGCGAGTTCCAGCAGGAACCGATACGCAACGAGGCCGACGCCTCCGGCATCTCCGCGGAGGAGGTTCGGGGCCGCGTGATCCACGTACCGCGGTGGCTGGTGCCACGCGGGCTCGACACGCTCACCTGCTTTGTGGACGTGCAGAAGGAGCTCCTCTACTGGGCCGTCGTGGCGTGGGGCCACCAGTTCCGCGGCCACGTCGTGAGCTACGGAACCTACCCAGACCAGGGCCGCGGCTACTTCTCGCTCCGCGACGCCAAGAAGACGCTCTCGCGTGCCCACGGCAACAACGTCGAGGCGGCGATTCACGCGGGCCTCGAGGCCGTGGCGGCCGAGATCCTCGACCGGGAGTTCGCCCGCGAAAACGACGAGGCCGTGCTCCGCGTCGGCCAGATGTTCATCGACGCCAACTGGGCACAGACGCAGGGCGTGATCCGCGATTTCGCGCGTCGCTCGAGCTACGGCCCACGCGTGTTACCGACGCACGGCCGGTTCGTCGGTGCATCCGGCCAGACGATCAGCGACAAGGCCCCCGACCGCGGCGAGCGGATCGGCGCCAACTGGCGGACGAGCACGATCGGAAAGCAGCGGCACGTGCTCTATGACACGAACGCGTGGAAGACGTTCCTGATGGCCAGGCTGAAACTGCCAGTCGGAGATCCGCAGGCACTGACCATCCACGACGGCAATCACGACATGCTCGCGGACCACCTCGCGAGCGAGGTGCCGGTGCGGGTGGAGTCGAAGATGCGAGCCTGCGACGAGTGGAAGCTGATACCGGGCCGCGACAACCATCTGCTCGACTGCGTCGTGGGTGCCGCCGTGGCGGCATCGTTCTCGGGGATCTCGGCGGTTGGGGCCGAGGCCAAGCCGGCAGCCACCAGAAAGGTGATCACGCGTGAGGATCTCGCGGCCCGCCGGGCTGCCCTGCTTGCGAAGATGGGCAGGTAGTTCGCTATTTGGCCCGCGGGAGTCGCGTGGCACTCTGCTGGAGGTTGGTTTTCCACTTTCCAGAAAAAGGAACACACCATGCGTTTGCTTTTTGCCATCCTGCTCCTTGCGATCGCTTCGCCTGCCGTGGCCGACACGAACGTCTACGCTCGTCGCGTTACCATCTCGTCGGCTCAATCTGACGCGGAGTCAATGGCAAGAAGCGGTATCCTTCGCCACTGTGGCACCGCTGGAGGCTCTAGGGAAGGCATAGGATTCTCAACGGCCGGGCCAGACCAGGCGTTCGCCAACTGTTGTTTTTTTCAGGAGGCCCAGCGTGGCCGCTACCGCATCGTCGAACGCGGCGTCGCGTATTCTCCGACGCGTCGCGGCTGGTTCGCCGTGATTCGCTACGGCAACTAGCCGATCGCTGCCCGGCGTGGCCGACTCTTCGCCACGCCGGGCAGCTTCTTCCAAGGTGAAGCATGCCGCACGTCATTATTCGCTTCCGTTTGCCTGACGAGCAGGACGAGCTCAACGCTGCCATGCAGGGGCGTGAGGCGAAAGGCGTGATTTGGAGTGTCGATCAATACTGCCGAAACATCCTCAAGCACGGCGAGCCGTCAAGCGAGGTGATGAAGCACCTCGAGTGGATACGCGAGATGCTGCGAGAAACGCCGGGGCTCTTGGACTGACTGACGGGCGTGAAACGCCCGAATAACACCTGAACAATGGTACACTCAGTGATAGCGGGAATTCCCGCATCACAGAGGTGCCAATGGCCGCCGCCGACGACGTTCTCGACGCTCTCGCCGCGAATCTCGCGCAGCCGAAGCGTGCACGTACCGACGCCGGCGAGGTCGAGCAGCACGAGCTCGACAAGCAGCTGGAGGCTGCGAAGTGGGTGATGCAGCAGCGTGCTGCAGTCACCGCAGGCAGCCCGTTCGCCATGATGCGGCGGGCCGTCATCCAATCCCCCGGGGCGAGCAGCTGATGGCCAAACGCGCCGCCGCAAAGTCGACGCGATCACGCCCCACCCTCAAGCAGACGGTGGAGGACCAGAAGGCCGTCATCAGCAAGATGGTGCGGGCGCGGTATGACGCTGCCCAGACCACCGAGCACAACCGCCGGCACTGGTCGATGGCCGACTACTACTCGGCCGACGCCTCGCTCTCGCCGGAGGTGCGGCGGAAGATGCGGGCGCGTGCACGCTACGAGCGTGACAACAACGCCTACCTCGCTGGCATGGCCAGCACGCTGGCCTCCGACCTGGTTGGCACCGGCCCGCGTCTGCAGTTGGATTGCGGCCGTGATGCCGACGCCGACGCCGTGCGTCGCGTTGAGGACGCGGTCTTTGAATGGTTCCTGTCGATTGACCTCGCCCGCAAGCTCCGGATCTCCAAGATCGCGAAGGTCACGGACGGCGAGATCTTCGCGGTCGAGACGACCAACCGCCGACTCCGTGGCGTGCAGCTGGACGTGAAGCTCGTCGAGGCCGACCAGGTCGCCAGCCCAGTGCCTGTGATCGATCCGACCAGCGTAGACGGGCTGCGGTTCGACGAGGATGGCAACGTCTCCGACTACTACGTGCTCAAGCACCACCCGGGGGCCACGGTCGCCGGATGGGTTGGCGACGGCAAGTGGTACTCGGCCGACAACGTGCTGCACTGGTTCCATGCGTTCCGCCCGGGCCAGCACCGCGGCGTCGGCGAGGTGGTGCCGGCCCTCGAGCTCTTCGCGATGCTCCGGCGCTACACGCTCGCGGTCGTGACGGCCGCCGAGACGGCCGCGGACTTCGCCGCGATCATCAAGACGAACCTCCCGGCCGACGGCATCGCGACGGCCCAGCCTGCGTGGGAAACCATGCCGCTGATGCGTGGCATGGCCACGAGCATCCCCGACGGCTGGGATGCGTTGCAGATGAAACCGGAACAGCCGACGGCGACCTATGACTCGTTTACGCGTCGGCTCATCAACGAAATTGCTCGTGCGCTGAACATGCCATTTATCGTGGCCGCTATGGACAGTAGCGCCGCGAACTACTCGAGCATGCGTGGCGATTACCTCGTCTACCGCAAGCACTTGCAGTGCGAGCGAGTTGACCTGGAGCGGGTGATGCTCGACCCGCTGGTGGGCAAGTGGCTCGACGAGGCCGCCCTCGTGCCGGGCCTGATCCCAGACGGCCTGCCACCGATGGCTGAATGGACGTGGCAGTGGACGTGGGACGGGTTTGAGCATGTCGACCCGAAGAAGGAAGCCGATGCGATGGAGACGCGGCTCCGCACGAACACCACGACACTGGCGGCGGAATACCAGCGGCTCGGTCGCGACTGGAGGCAGGAGCTCGCACAGCGTGCCGAAGAGGTGGCGTTGTGCAAGGAGCTCGGCCTCTTTGTCGACATGACGCCGGAGGTGAACTACGGCGGCGACCAGGATCCCAACGCAGCGGCTGCGGCCGCGCGACTCGCCAAGCTCGAACGACAAGTGAACGAGCTCCAAGACGCAGCGGAGGACCAATGTGGGACTTCGAGGACTGGGACGACGACGACATCGATGGACTGATTGAATTCCTATGAAAAGAATCACCACCGACGCACAGTTTTCTGTCTCGACTCCGGCCGTTGCGGCCGACGGCACAACTGCCGGCGGCATGCCGCGGTTTGAGCTCGTCGGCTACACCGGCCGGGCGATCCGGCAGTTGTGGAGCCGCAACCCGCTGGTCGTGGACCTCGCGGGCATGGACACCAGCGGCAACGTGGCCGTCATGTACGGGCACGACTACTCGCTCGAGGCGGCCATCGGCCAGGCCGACCGGAAGGACAACTCCGGGCAGGACCTGATCGTCGCCGGCGACGTGATCGGCGACGGCCCGCTGGTCGAGAAGGTGCTCGGCTATGCCCGCCGCGGCTGGAAGTTCCAGGCGTCGATCGGCGCGGACGTCAACCGCATCGAGAACGTCGCGCCGGGCGAGATGGTAACCGTCAACGGCCGGGAGTTCACCGGCCCGATCTCCGTGGTGCGTGCGAGCACCCTGAGAGAAGTTTCCGTAGTTCTGTTTGGAGCGGACGCCAATACGTCCGCGGCAATCGCTGCCGAAGCGAGTGGGGATGAGCTCATGGCGGACCACGCCAACGAAACGCCCGACGTCGACCAGCAGGTCGCCGCGGAAGGCACGGCGAGCGTCGCCGTGGGCAACGAGAACGTGACCGTGACGGCCGAAAAGCCGGAGGTGTCCGTGGACGAAATCAAGAAGACTCTGATGGCCGAGCTCAAGGCCGAGCTCCTCGCCGACATTCGGGCCTCGCGCCCGGCTGCCCCGGCGATTCATGTCGTGGCCAAGCCGGCCAACGACGTGAAGGTGGTGGAGGCCGCCCTCTGCATGGCTGGCGGCCTGACCGACGTCGAGAAGAAGTATGACGAGCGCACCCTTGAGGCCGCCCACGCCCGTCGTGGCGAGGCGACCCTGTCTCAGGTGGTGCTCGCCGCGGCCCGTGCCAACGGGTACGCGGAGGCCGGCCACCGGATCTCCGAGAGCAACTGCCGTCAGGTGCTGCGTGCCGCGTTCGCGACGCACAGCATCTCGACGATCCTCTCGGCGACCTACGGCAAGTTCCTCCTCGACGGCTTCACCGCGGTCGAGCAGAACTGGGATGCGATCGCCAGCACTCGCAACGTGTCGGACTACAAGAGTGTCACGGGCGTCAGGCTGACGGGCGGCTTTGAATTTGAGGAAGTGGCCAACGACGGCGAGCTCCGCAGTGCGGATGCCGGCGAGGAAAGCCGCACCATCAAGGCGAAGCTGTACGGCCGGCTGTCGAGCATCTCGATGGTCGACCTTGTGAACGACGATCTGGGTGCCCTCACCCAGGTGAGCTCGCGGCTCGGCTACGGTGCGGCAATCGGCCTCAACAAGGCTTTCTGGGCCGCGTTCGAGGACTCGAATAGCACGTACTTCGCGAAGGAAACGGCCGGCAGCGGCAATGCCTTCTCGATGACGTCGCTGAAGACGGCGGCCACCGGCTTCCGGAAGCTGAAGAATACTGACGGCAACCCGCTCGGCGTTTCGCCCAGCGTGCTGCTGGTGCCCGCGGAGCTCGAGATGGCGGCGGCTGAGGCAATGTCCTCGAGCCTGCTGATCACCGGCTCCGACAC